TGGGAAAAGAGATGGGATAATGTCAAAAAGGAATACTACTTTGTTGACATCGACGACTTTGAGAAGAATGTAGGGATTCCTTTCAATCAGAAGGAATACGACAGAGCAGTAGCATTTGTTAAGAAGAATCCAATGTCCGTCACTGTTGCAGGTCGTGCCTATAAGAAAAAAGGAAGGAGCAGGCCACGACCTGATTTACAAAGGTAGGAGGCAAGGTAGGAGGCATCGAAAGATGATGGTCCGCCAATACACCTGCTACGACTGCATACACTTCTCGGGAAGGATCTGCAGGATCACAGGGTGCGGCACCGTCCCCGACATGAAGGCATGCAGCGAGTTCGTGCTGGACGAGGCATACTACAAATCACGTATCGACGACTACTAGGCGGAGACCTGAGCTAGATGGCAGGAAACAAAGGCAGGAGGTACACCGAGGAGGAAAGGCTCAGGGCATACAGGATGTGGTGCGACGGCGTGCCCTACAGGGAGATCTCAAAGGAGATCGGCTGCTCGGTAGACACGGTGAAGCACTCATGGGCCAAGAAATGGAAGGACATGAGGCACACCGTTGCAGGCCAGATAAGAAATGATGCCGTCAAGCTGGCCCAGAGCCAGGTGGCGATAGAACAGCACCAGCTGGACCATCTCCTGGAGCTCAGGAAGCAGGATGCGCTCATATCCCAGAAGATAATCGAATGCCTGGACACAAAGGACGACAGGATGCTGATACAGTTCCTGAAGGAGAAAAGGGAGAACATATCCCTCTCGGCAAAGCTCGAGGGCGTGGAGCCTCCGCAGAAGAATGTCAACATCACCGTGCATACCGACATGCAGTCGCTTAAGGAGCGATTGAAGCAGTACGAGGGGGTGTTCGATGAATAGGAAGGCGCTGTTCGCTGCAACGATCCTCGACAACCCCTACATACCCCACGACCCGACGCTCAAGCAGGCGCAGTTCCTCCTGCGGGGCGAGGACGAGCGCTCCAGTATGTCGAGTTTTCAGACTATTCCGCTTTACTACTCAGGAGAACCTACAAGGACCTGGCGCTTCCAGGAGCGCTTATGGACCGCGCCAATGAGTGGCTTCGCGGCACCGATGCGAGATGGAGCCACCAGGACAAGGTGTGGAGCTTTCCATCCGGCGCAACGCTCACCTTCGGGTACCTGGACAACGAGAACGACAAGTACCGGTACCAGGGGGCGGAGTTCCAGTTTGTCGGCTTTGACGAGCTCACGCAGTTTTCCGAGACCCAGTACACCTACCTCCATTCAAGGACCAGGAGGCTCAAGGATTCGGACATCCCTATAAGGATGATGGGCGCGAGCAATCCCGGGGGCATCGGGCATGAGTGGGTCAAGGCCAGATTCATCACCGGCCCGCACATGTTCATTCCCGCGCTTCTTGAAGACAATCCCCATCTGGACAGGGAAGCGTACGAGCATTCCTTGGAAAAGCTGGATCCCGTGACGCGCGAGCAGCTGAGGCACGGCAACTGGGACATAAGCATCAAAGGGGAGCTCTTCGACAGGACATGGTTTGAGATTGTAGAAAGGCCGTTCCCGCCGCAGGCGAGGCGACTCCGGTACTGGGACCTTGCAGCCACCGAGGAGAAGAAGGGCACGGATCCTGACTACACGGTGGGCCTGCTTCTCGCAATGCAGGACGGGTGCTACAGGGTAGAGAACGTCGTGAGAATAAGGAAGAAACCAGGGGATGTCGAGGCCATGGTACTCCAGACAGCTCAGCTCGACGGGAGGAGCACAAGCATCAGGATGGAGCAGGAGCCGGGAAGCAGCGGCAAGAACACCATCGACCACTACGCCAGGCGCGTGCTTGCCGGATACGACTTCAAGGGCGTCAGGTCCTCGGGAAGCAAGGTGGAGCGCGCCCGTCCGGCAAGCGCCGCAGCGTCCCAGGGAAACATCAGCATCGTCAACGATTCATGGGCGGGCGACTTTCTGGCAGAGCTTGAGATGTTCCCCCAGAAAGGAGTTCACGACGACCAGGTCGATGCGCTGAGCGGTGCGCTGCAGCAGCTGGGCTCAGGGAAAAGGCCGAACGTGAGGTGGTTGTGATGGCAAGAAAAGAGCGTGACTCATTGATCGTCAGGCTGCCAAAAGGCATGAAGGGACAGCTGCTGGAGAGGGTCGAGTGCGGCCCGTACCCGTCGATGAATCAGTTCATCGTCGAAGCGTGCGCTGAAAAACTGAAGAAAACCTGCATGCCGTGATATCATTTTGATATCACAGAACAAGATGCTTATAATGCAGAAACAGAATTATCATGGCAGTGAACCTTAAAACCATTGCATCACTTTTTTCCAGAAAGTCCCGTACGTTCAAACTGCTAGTGCAGACCACGCTCGGCCAGGCCGTGTGGAGGACTGAAAACAAGTATGCAAGCTACGCCAAGGAGGGGTATGAGAAGACTCCTGACGTGTACGCATGCATCCGCCTGATAGCGACATCGTGCGCAGGGATCGAGTGGAACGTATTCACAATCAAAGGAAACGAGAGACAGCGCTCCGACGGCCATCCATTGGACCAGCTTCTTGACCGTCCCAATCCCTTCCAGTCGCGCTTCGATTTCTTCGAGGCCTACATATCCTACCTGTACCTCGACGGCAACAGCTACATCGAGAAGATAGGGCCTGAATCAGGACTTAATGCAGGGAAGCCGAAAGAACTTCATGTCCTGAGACCGGACCGGATGAAAGTGGAGAACGATGCGAACGGGTATCCTCTCAAGTACATATACACCTTCGCGGGCAATACCTGCGAGTTCGACGCTGAAGATATCATGCACAAGAAGCTCTTCCATCCGACCAACGACTTTTACGGGCTTTCGCCGTTAAAGCCAGGAGGATGCTCTGTTGATCTCAACAATCAGTCCAAGGACTGGAACATGGCCCTCCTGGAGAACTCCGGCAGGCCGAGCGGGGCCCTGCAGACCGAGGAGACGCTCACGGACGACCAGTACGAGACTATGCACTCACGGCTCAATGAAAAGTATGCCGGACTGAACAACGCCGGGAAGATAGCCATTCTCGAGGGCGGCCTCAGGTGGCAAGAGATGGGGCTCTCGCCCCAGGAGATGAGCTGGGAGAAGACCATCAAGATGTCCACCAGGGAGATCTGCGCGGTGTTTCATGTCCCGCCGGAGCTCATAGGCGACCACGAGCACGCCACATATTCCAATTACAAGGAGGCCAGGAAGGCCTTTTACGAAGAGACCGTCCTGCCGCTGATGGACTCGATAAGGGACGACCTCAACAGATGGCTCTCCCCGCTGTACGGGAACGTCGTCATCGACTACAACAGGGACGATATCGAGGCGCTCAAGGAAGACAGGGACGCGGTATGGGCTCGCGGGATCAAGGGAGTGGAAAAAGGAATCATCACTATAAACGAGGCCCGGGGCATGCTCAAGTTCGACAAGATAGCCGAGCCGGAGGCGGACATGCTGCTGATACCCTTCAACATGATGCCGCTCTCGCAAGGGGGTGGGAAGGAACCTGCCAAGGCTATGGATACAGCTGCTGAGCGCAAGTCCCGCGACCAATCCTACCTGCTCCAGGCGGACAAGCGCAAGCAGGCATGGTGGCCAGTATGGGCCAAGGCGGCAAAGGGTGAGTTCAGGAAAGAGAAAAAGGCTGTGGCGAAAGCGCTCCGAAAGCTTGACACGCCGGACAGCGCGGCAATCATCCTCGACCAGGCGCTGGAGTCTCAACAGGCATCATGGCTCGAGATGTACGTCCGGATGTACCGCGGCATCGCCGATGACTTCGTCGACCCGGTGCTTGACATGCTCAAGTCGCACGGCCGCTTCGAGACGAAAGCCCCGGACTGGAGCGAGGAGTACCTCTCCTTCATCGAGCGTACCGCGCTCTCCCGCATCAAAGGCATCACGGCCACCACTAAGGTGCTGGTGCTCAGGGAGATAGACGCGGGCATTGCTGCCGGGGAGAGCATGTACCAGATCGCCGATAGGATCAGCTCCAAATATGACGACTTTTCAGATTATCGCGCCATGACAGCCGCACGGACAGAGGTCAACGCGGCCGCAAACTACGGCTCGCAGATAGCTGCGCAGTCCACAGGCCTTCCCCTCATCAAGCGGTGGCTCTCCTATATCGACGACAGGACAAGGGACGGGGAGAACGGGTGCGACCACATATCCGTGGACGGGCAGGAAAGGGAAATTAGCCAGCCGTACGACGTGTCGGGGGAGCAGATGATGTTTCCAGGAGATACGTCCCTCGGCGCATCCGTGGGCAATATAGCAAACTGCCGGTGCACAGAGACATACGAGGTGTTATGATGGAGTTCAAATCGTTTAAACTAAAGAAGTCCCAGATAAACGAGGACGGGACCTTCTCAGGCTACCTGTCGACCTTCAACAATGTCGACAGCTATAATGACATTATCAAGCCGGGGGCTTTCAAGAAGACCATATCCGAGCAGGACATATTCCCACTTTTGTGGCAGCATGACACTTACGAGCCCATCGGTGTTTTTGACGAGTTCAAGGAAGACGACTACGGACTGCTGGTCCACGGGGTCCTCAACAGGGAGACCCAGAGGGGCCGCGAGGCTTATGCGCTGCTCAGGCAGGGGGCGCTCAACGGGCTTTCGATAGGATTCAACACGGTCAAGGACGCATGGGACGAAGACGTGCGCTACATCCATGAGGTCAAATTATGGGAGGGCAGCCTGGTCACATTCCCCGCAAACGACCTGGCCGTGGTCACTTCCGTGAAATCCAGGCAGGACTTCGAGATTGCGCTGTCTGCGATAGTGAACACGAAGTCCCAGGACATCACTAATTCCGCTCACCGCCCGCTTGTCGAGCAGGCGATGGAAACATTATCGGCACTCTTGCAGGGGGAGCCGTCGGCAGACACTCCTCCAGGCGCGCAGGAGCCGCCAAAAGAAGACTGGGGCAGTCTGCTCCAGGAGATACGAAACATACGAGGTGAAAAAGATGGCAACTGAAGCCCAGGACATCATGGACGAGGTCAAGGCAATGCGCGCCGATTCAGAGGAGCGCGCCAAGGAGCTCGACATGAAACAGAAAGAGAAGTATAACGAATTGACCGGAAGGCTCGACGAGCTCGAGGTCAGGATGAAGCGCCCCGCACAGGGTGCATCCGGGGAGAAGGAGAACCCTTCCAAAAAGGCGTTCTTCAGCTATATAAGGAAGGGATTTTCCGAGCTCACCCCAGACGAGCGCAAGGCGCTGGTGCAGGGGACGACCGGGGACATCATAGTCCCAGAGGATGTGGAGGCCGAGATATACAGGGAACTTCCGACAATATCAGGAATACGCAGTCTCTGCAAGGTCGTACCGACCAAATCGGACCGTATGCGCAAGATCTCAATGTCTGAAGTATCTGTGGGATGGGGAGTGCTCGAGAAGAGCGCATCGCTGACAGAGTCCACGCTCACGCCTTCCGAGGCGTTCACGTACGTGGAGGATCTCAACGGGCTTACCAAGATAGGCGTCGACGAGCTGGCGGATACTGACCAAAATCTTGCAGCGCTCATAGCGTCTTCCTTTGCCGGAGCGTTCGGCGAAGCAGAAGAGACCAAGTTCATAGCAGGTGCGGGACATGCATCAAACGAGCCTGAAGGAATACTCAACGCATCAATCACGTCAGTGGATACTTCGGCAGCTAACGCCGTCTCAGTGGATGACGTCATCGACCTTGTGTACGCATTGCCTGCCAAGTACCACAAGGGCGCAACGCTTGTGATGAACACAACGACCGCCAAGGCTGTGAGAAAGCTCAAGGACACCGATGGCCAGTATCTCTGGCAGCCATCGATACAGGCAGGACAGCCTCCTACAATGATGGGATTCCCTGTAATGCTGCAGGACGACGTCGAGGAGATACCATCCGACAGCTCTGCCAAGAAGGTCATGCTGTTCGGGCAGTTCCGCAAAGGGTACCGCATCCTCGACCGCGCCGGTATGACGCTCAAGAGGCTTGACGAGCTGTACGCTGAGTCCGGTCTTGTAGGATTCCTTGGAGTCCGCAGGGTCGGAGGATCTGTCGTGAGGACAAACGCGTTCAGGGTGCTGGAGACCGCCACGGCATGATGATGGCATGAAGCTTCAGGCACTCCATACGATCGTTACGGCCGAGGGGGTAATACCCTCCGGCACAATTTTCGATGCGGACAGGAAGAGGGCCAGCCTTTGGGCAAACTCTGGGTTTGCCAAGGAGATCAAGATAGAGGAACCACCGGAGGTAAAGAAGAATGTCAAGCGTGCTGGTAACGGGGCCAACAACAGAGCCCGTAACTCTAGCAGAGGCAAAAGCGCACCTGCGAGCAGACGGAAGCGACGATGACGACTACATCACAACGCTGATAACGACCGCAAGACAGGCGGCCGAGAACTACACCAGGCGCGCATTCATCACACAGACATGGCAGTATTCCTGCGACAGGCTAAGCAGCACGATCCGCCTTCCTCATCAGCCAATACAGAACGTTGCATCAGTCACCATCGACGGCACGGAGCTTTCAACTGACAACTACGACGTGGACATTGCATCAGGGCGCATCAAACCCCTGGCCAGATACACGGCAGACGACATCGGGGGCATAGTGATCACATACACTGCAGGCTACGGGGATCTGGCAAGCGACGTTCCTGCCCAGATATCGCAGGCCATCCTCCTGACAATCGGGCACTTGTACGAGAACAGGGAGAGCCAGAAGATGCCGGAAATGGCCAAGCTGCTGCTCGGCCCGTACAGGGTGATGCTGATATGAGGGCAGGGAAGCTCCGGCACAGAGTAATCATCGAGCAGGTGACGAGCACCGATGACGGCTACGGCGGGAGATCTGATGCATGGGCAACGTTCGCCACTGTATGGGCCTCCGTCAAGCCGCTCAGGGGACACGAGTACTTCCAGGCCCAGCAGATGCAGGCCAAGGTAACGCACAAGGTTAAGATACGCTACCTGCAGGGCGTCACGCACAAGATGAGGGTCAAGTACGGCTCAAGGATCCTGAACATAGTCTCAGTAATCAATCCTGATGAAAAAAGCAGGGAGCTCGTCCTCATGTGCGAGGAGGCTGCGGAATGAGCAGCATATCTTCCATCACTGGTGTGGCAAATGTGCACAAGGCGCTGGAGCATTACAGGCAGAAGATAGCGAAATCGGCCAATGAAGGCATTTCGGAAACGGCGATAAAAGTCCAGAAGAGGGCCAAGGACAATCTCACGGAATCAGGGGCTGTCCACATGGGGCGGCTGAGGTCATCCATCAAGGTTCGCTTCATAATGGGGGGACAAGGGGCCGAGATATACACAAACGTCAACTACGCCCAGCCGGTCGAGTTCGGCAGCAAGCCGCACTTCCCGCCCATAGCGCCGCTTTCGGACTGGAGCAGGAAGAAGCTCGGGCTCGACCTAGGGTACGTCATCGCACGAAAGATATCCCAAGAGGGAACGCCTGCCAAGCCGTTCATGTTTCCCGCGCTTGAGGCTGAGCGCAGCAACGCCCCAAAGAACGTAGCCAACAGCATGAGGGTGGTGTTTAAATGAAATCTCCTCTGCTTGGCTTGCAGGGCGCGCTGTATACCCTGCTTTCGGCATCCCTGACCGTATACGACAGGGTTCCCCAGGACGCGGAGTTTCCGTATGTTACCATAGGGCATGACACGACCATCGACTGGAGCGCTAAGAACATGTCGGGGCAGGAGGTCACGACAACGGTGCACACGTGGTCCCGATACGCCGGGAAGAAGGAGTGCAAGGAGACGATGGACGCCATCCTGCAGGCGGTGACGAACGCCATGATAACTATTTCAGATTTTAATGTCGTATCCTGCGCTTTGGATTTTTCGCAGGTACTGGAGGAGTCCGACGGCATCACATGCCACGGGATCCAAAGATTCAGATTCAAGATTGAGGAGGTATAAAGAAAATGGCTGTAGAATCAGTAAACTTCCTGGTGAAGGTAAACACAGGGACACCTGAAACCCCTGAGTGGACCGCAGTAGGAAGCCAAAAGGACGCTAAATTAAATCGGGACATGTCGACTTTCGACGTGACAAACAAGGGTTCAAGCGGATGGGAGGAAGTCCTTCCAAACGTCCGTTCGTGGTCTATCGACTGCAACTCCCTGTACATACCGGACGACGTTGCATACGAGGCGCTGGAGGATGCCTGGGAGGCAAGAGACTCTGTCGAGGTGCAGTTTGAGGAGGCCAACGGCGACACGTTCAAGGGCAGCGCGTACATCACTTCATTCCCCAAGTCCGCCCCGAACGGGGATGCGGTATCAATCGATGTCACATTCAAGGGAACAGGCGAACTTACAAGGACAGAAAGCGCTTAGGGGCGAATGAATGAATCCGCGCGGTGAGATCCCTATAGCCCTTGACAAGAAAAGGACGCTTCGCATGAGCTACAAGGCAATAGCCCTGGCCGAGGGCCAGCTGGGCAGGCCTTTCCCTTCCCTTTCCCTTAACAATTTAGGGATCAGGGAGTGGGCAGCCCTGCTCTGGGCATCGCTTTCCGATGAGGATCCTGCCCTGACCATCGATGACGCATACGCCTTCATGGACGAGTACGGCCTGGATCTTGTCGTGGTCAAGCTGCTCGAGGCTGTCGCCTCCGCATTCCCGGCGCCAAAGGAGGATGATGGCGAAAAAAAAGCCCTGAAAGGATAGAATGGGACTCCCTTCTGGATTTTGCCTTCGGTATGCTTGGCATGCGCCCGAGCGACTTCTGGGACATGACCCCTAGGGAGTTCGACCACAAGATAAGGGGATGGGGGCAGAGGATGGAGATGCAGCACAAGGAGGCTGCATGGCAAACATGCATCCTGATCAACTGCTGCGGCAATCTCAGGCGCCCAGTCAGGATGGAGGAGCTGCTCGGTGCCTCAAGAGGGGAATCGAGGGCTGCAACAAAGGAAGAGAAAGAAAATTTCGAGATGATGAAGGAGAAGTTTGGCGGATGACAACTGTTGTAGGGGAACTAATGGTAAAGCTCGGTCTTGACGACTCGGGCTTCAATGGCAATATGGACAAGGCACAGGGCAGGCTTGACAAGCTCCAGGGGACTATGAACAGCGCAGGCAAGAAGCTTACGATGGGCATGACGGCCCCGCTTGTGGCGGCAGGGGCTCTGGCAGTAAAGGTCGCCGACAACTTCGACAAGGCATACGCCATCATAAGAACGGGCACAGGCGCCACTGGAAAGGCCCTGGAGGACATGAAGGATATCACAAACGACCTATACTCCGAGCTTCCCAACGCCCTGGAGGATGTCGCGACGGCCGTTGCGGACGTGAACACGCTGTTCGGTGCGCAGGGGGATGAGCTCCAGAAGATGGCCGAACAGTACCTCAATCTCTCGAGGATAACAGGGACCGACATAAGCTCAGTCATCAGGACGTCGGCAAGGCTTTTCGGCGACTGGAACATCGCCACAGGGGACCAGGCGGACACCCTTGATTATCTGTTCAGGGTCACGCAGAGCACAGGCATAGGCATCGACAAGCTCAACTCGAGCATGGTGCAGTACGGGGCCCCTCTTCGCCAGATGGGATTCGACTTTGAGACAGCCGCTGCAATGATGGGGAAGTTCGAGAAGGAAGGTGTCAACACTGAGCTCGTTCTGGGCTCGCTCAGGATAGCGCTGGGCACGATGGCGAAAGAGGGCGTGACCGATGCAAGCGAGGCATTGGGCATACTTATCGAGGACATCAAGAACGCAGGAAGCGCAAGCGAGGCGAATGCCAAGGCAATCGAGGTCTTCGGCTCCCGCGCAGGGCCCGACATGGCCGCGGCCATACGCGAGGGAAGATTCGAGATAGATGGCCTGCTGGAAACCCTGAAAAAAGGCACCGAAACCATCAATGATGCAGCAGGGGACACGCGCACGTTCTCGGACAGTTTAGCCAAGCTCAAGCACAATGCGGAGCTTGCATTATTGCCGTTAGGCCAGCTGATAATAGACACGCTCCTTGAGAACGAGGACGACCTGCAGGACGTGGTGGGCGTGTTCGTCAAGCTTGCAAACGCCTTCAAGGATCTCCCGGACCCGGTCAAGGGCGCTACACTCAAGATCCTTGCATTCATGGCCGCGCTCGGGCCGATGCTGTGGATCGGATCCAAGCTTGTTGGCGTGTACTCTTCCATCACAGAGGCGGTCGCCGGATTTAGTGCTGCAGCTACCTCGGCAGGCGGTGCAAGCGCTCTTCTCAGTGCAAAGATGGCCTCACTGGCAGCTGCAGCCTCGGCCATAGCCCCTATCGCTGCAGCAATGGCCCTGCTGTACGCATACGCGGATACCACAAGAAGAGGATTGGATATAGACTGGTCGACCGTGCCGGAAGAGACACGGATGTACCAGATGACAGGGCTCGAGACA